AATCGCCGTCCGTGTCGTCAATTACTTGCCACGGATAAATTAACGAACCGTAAATCTGTCCACGCTGTACGCGTGTCGGCTTTACTTGGCCTCCTAGAATTTCCTGCACGCCGAGTCGGTTAATCGCTATGCCCGCGCCTGTGAAATTTAGGCTTTGCCATTGCGTAGAAGTTATGGCATCGACACCCTCAACGATGCGCAGAACGCCGTCCGCGTTTGGCGTTTCGTAATCGCCAAATAAGCTAATGCCCTGATCTATATCCGTTCGGGCGCTTTGGCTGTTCGTAGCTGTAAAATCTACGGTATCGCCAAGCGGCTCCGGACCGGTAACGTCAGCGCGCAAAGTCACGATTTCAAAATCTGCGTTCGTGTTATCTACTAACGCTGTATTATTATTACCTAAATCGTTACGGCCAAAAATGTTAACCGTTATATCTATGCCGTTTTCATCCGTAGCCAAAGCGGGGATATCAAAATAGAAAGGTACTGCCAGACTTTCGCCGTCGCGCTTGTCGAAAATCGGGCTTACTATTTTATAGTATGCCAGTGAATTGCTTAACGCAACGTTTCCGTATACGTGTGTCGTATATGTGTAGGGCCATTCATCCGGATCGCCAAAGCCATTAAAAACCGATTGAGACCCTTCGTAAGTAACGTCACGCTGGACGTACTTTGTGCCAATCTTTACGGTAATTTGAAGCTCTACGCGGCCTATCCTCGCGTTGCCCGTGCTTGCGTTGTCACCGTTGTACGCGTAATTTAAAACACCGCTAACGGCTAACGTCGTGCCTGTGTTGTAATCTATATCCGTGTCGCTTACCGCTGTGCCGAATTGCTGTTCGCTATATAGGCCGTCCAAAACTACGGGAAAATTACCGTTATATTTTCGCGTACGCTTTACCGTTTTAACCGGCGCTAAATATGTGTATTCGTAACCGTTTAAGCGTTCGAAATCGCTACCGAATCCTTTAGCCGCTGCAATACTTTGCTGCGTTAATGCTGTGCCATCTTTCTGCGTTCCTTCGACCGTTAACGTCGTGCTGTATTTCTGAGCGCCTACAGGCAGAAACCACCATTTTCCTTGCGATTGAAAGACGCGCGCATTAAATACCTTGGCCAAATTTTCCAAGACTTCGAATGTGCTATAATATTGGTTTGTGTTTGCGTCGTCGGGATTGAAAAGGCCGTAATGGCTTATCCGTGTATCGAGTAACTGATTTGCGCCGGTGTATTGCTGGCTTTTAAAATCATTCACGTAATACAAAAAATCATCCGTACCCCAAAAATGCAGCGTACGCATTTTATTTAAACAGTTCAACACGTGGCCAATTACTGAATCTTGCCCGCTGTACGCTGTGCCGTCATTATTATAAACGATGCTCTGCAAATTGCCAATGTCGTCCGAGGCCGTCAGCGTGTTTTGGATTGGTTCGTAATCGTACGGCCTAACAATTTGTTCAGGTAACAAGATCCCACCCCACCAAAAATCATTTGTGCCGTCCGGATCTTTGCGGATACTGACAGAAAAACGCGCCTCGGTGTTAGTTGCCAGCAAATCCATGAACGTTTCATGCGCAGCGTTTTCCTCTGTAAGCGTAAACGTTATTTCGCTACCTATAACCGACTGGTGGCGATCCTCATTATTGCCTGAGTAACTCAAAACAAAACCGTCGGCCCCTAATTTAAATTCAACCGCACTCGCGCCGTAATTAGAGTCATGGATATTTAAACGCCAATCGTCGCCGAGGTCGTCGGTAAATTCTGCGAAAAGTCTTATTGCATCAGCCATTTAGAATCCTCTTACTCGGTTTCGGTCTATTGCGTTTCGTTCGCTCGTTAGAAGTATGTCACGGCCTGAGATTTTACCTGTAACCTGTACAGCTTGCCCGCCCATCATGCTCTGCAATTTACTAAGCGGCGCAATTACCTCCGGATCAGATCCGGCGTTCGGGTTATCTCCTACCATTGCCATCGTCGGGCCAAACGCCAAACCACCCTTTGCAAGCGCTGGCGGCTTCGACTCCATTCGAGATTGTAAACCTTTAATTACTGCGCCTGTTGCTACCAAAGCAACACCGGCAGCAATAGCCAACGGCGGATTCGCAATGAGGTTAGCGTAAAATTGTGTAGCCATAGCACCCGCAGCAATAAATTGAGAACCTAAATCTATAAGCAAGTCGGCTAAACCCATTAAAGAGTTGGCAAAAACTTCTGTCATTGTCATCGTTCCGGCAACTAAACCGCCAATGGCCATGCCCATTCCTACAAAAGCATCAGTCATCTGCGGCCCTAACCCAATACTAATGCCGATTTCCTTGTTAAGTTCTGATTGATTACGTGCTAATTCGCTCACCGCTGTGCTGCTCTGCGCAATTAGTTTAGGTTCAGGAACACCAGCACCGCCTCCGGCAATTGGCTTTAGTTCCTTCATGTCTTTCGGCCCTTGGTCAACTACGGCAGCACCGCCGCCGCCAATGTTTACTGGAATATCCAGCGAAGGGATCAGGTCGGTTAATCCGCCTATGGTGCTGAGTGCTTCCTCTACGGCTTCATTGCTTACCAATTCGATCGGCTCCCTTTCTAGTTCCTTGTCGATTCCTTCGCGAATTGCTGCGGCTGACTCCGTTATAATCTCTCCAATTTCTTCGAATTGCCTTTTGAAAGACTCCGCCATAGTTTCGGCGGCTCCGCTAAAATCGCCTTTTAAAACCTGCATAAACGCAGTGCCAAGATCTTTAATTCGCTCAACTACTAAGCCAACGACCTTAAAAATTATTTTGAAGCCTTGCACAAACGCCGTCTTTACATACCCGATTAGCATGCGCACCGCGTCGCTTTCGTTGTACAGCGTTATAAAGTAATTGATTACGTCAGTCACATACGGCGCGATTTCGTCAGCAAACGTTACCACGGCAACGCCTAGCCCAACAATTGCCGCAATCACTAAACCAACGGGGCTGATCAACATCATAAAGCCCGAAACGATAGACGGTAAAATCATAAGCAGCGGGCCAATACCCGCAACCAGCGCCATGATCGTTACTATTTGCGTCTGCATTCCGCTGTCGAGGCTTGCCATCTTGCTCGCTAACGTTGTAAAAAAACCGGTGAGCTTTTTTACCGTTGGCATTAAAGCCGTACCCATGGCAATACCTGCGGCCTCAACTGCGCTCTTGAGTGCGTCAAATCCTCCCTTTGCTGTATCTTCTAAAGTCTTTCGAGCTTTTAAAGCTGCGCCGGCTCCCTCCCTTTGCTTTTCGGTGAGTTCGTCCATCTTCGCGCCTGCGTTTTGCAAAACGGGGATAATCTTACCAGCACGATCGCCGAAAAATTCAAAGGCTTGCGCCGTGTCAAGGTTGCCCGTGGTTAAGGCTTCCATGGCCTCCTTACCGGTCATGCCTTCCTTAGCTAGGGTAACCAGCGCACGCGTTAACGAAGTTCCTGCCGTCGAAGCATCTACACCGGCATTGACAAGCGCACCGATTGCGCTGCCTGTTTCCTCTATACTAAGGCCCATAGATTGCGCCGTTACACCCACCACGCTCATAGCCGATCCGTAGCTTTCAAGATCCAAAGCAGAACTACCAAACAGAACCGCCATATTATCCGCCACCCTTCCGGCCTGATCCGCGTCAAGTCCGAATTGATTTAAAGACTCACCTACTACCTTGGCCGTTTCTCCTAAGTCTTTATCAAATGCGATCGAAAGGCTTAAAATGCCCTCGGTCATATCTTGTATTTCCGTGCTGCTCTTACCTAGCTTGGCCAGTTCTAACTGCAAGCTGGCCACCTCGCTGGCGCTTTTGCTGGTGGATCCGCCGAGCTGCTTGGCTTGCGCTTCTAGCGCCTTCATTTCGTCGGCTGCAAATCCGCTTACCGCTGCAACCTTAGCCATACTAAACTCAAAGTTGGCCGCCGTCTTTACAGCCATCCCGCCAATCGCAGCGAGGGGCATGGTAAGAGAACGCGTTAACGATCTTCCGAGCGCTTTGGTGTTTTTACCAAATTGCTGCATCTTGCGCATCGAAGCGCCTAACCCTTTATCAAAGTTTCGCGTATTCGCGCCGATCGTTACTATTAAATCATTCAGCTTTGCCATTCGTCTCTTTCTAGTATTCGCTGCTTTAGTTCCTCTTTAGTGAGTTTCTTGGCGTTCTGCTCAGGCTTTTCCCACGGGAACTGCATTAAATCCGTTGGGGCTAATTTACGGCCTTTTTTTAGGTGCGGCTGAAAGGTCATGGCGCCTAGCCATCGCGCTCT